TGAAACGATTCAGCGCAAAGTTATTTCTCCTCAAATATTTACGGACTATTTAAATGACTAACAAAATGGGACGGCCTAAAGGCTCAGGGCGTGGACCACAGATCATTCATAGACTCAGGCAAAGTATATTTGAGGCTATAGATACGCTGGACCGGCGCGGTAAACCGCTGGCCATGCTACTAGCCGATGCGTTTGAGGCTAATCCAACAGCGACTCTGCTTGCTATAAGCCGCGTATTGCCCAAAGATATCAATATTCAGGCTGAATCAACCAATTATATCAATGTATTAGAAGATGTTAGCCGATCAATCCAATCAAAGACAATTGATCATTCGCCAGTCCCTGGAGATAGACTGTCAGTCAATTAGCCTAACTAATTGCTAGCGTTTTCAATGGTTTAACTCTATTTGTTGGTGGTTTTGTTGGCAAAGCTGGCGGATTTTGGCCATTTTCTGCGGATTCCGGTGGCTGGACGCGATCAACCCCCCACCTCGAGCAGCAAGCGCCCGCGTTCGTGTACATGCACACCCGATTACAATATTTTAAAAAAATGAGGCTGCATGAGCAAAGTTCTTACCGATACGCTGATAAAACTGCACAATGATCCTGTCCTTTTCGTCGAGGAAATATTGGGTGCAACCCCCCAGCCTTGGCAAGCAAAGGCGCTACGTGCTGTTGTAAAAAATGATAAAATTTCAATTCGCAGCGGTCATGGTGTTGGCAAGTCTGCCTATTTAAGCTGGCTGATACTGTGGTTTCTTCTGACACGTTATCCCGCGAAGATTGCATGCACAGCGAATACAGGCAGTCAACTGTCTGATGTGTTGTGGGGTGAAGTGTCTAAGTGGGCAAGGAAAATGCCTGATGGGTTTCTGCAACTACTGGAGATAAAAAGCGACAAAATAGAATTAACTGGCGCACCAGATAGTGCGGCATACGCAAGAACGGCAGCGCGTGACAGGCCGGAAGCTCTTCAGGGGTTTCACAGCCCGAATATGTTGTTTCTTGTTGATGAAGCATCTGGTGTGCCGGATATTATTTTTCAGGTTGCTGAAGGGGCGCTATCCACAACTGGTGCGAAGGTTGTGATGTGCGGCAATCCCACCAGAAATTCTGGATATTTTTATGATGCGTTCCACAGCATGTCTCATCGATGGGACACGATGAAAGTGAGTTGTCATGACAGCACTCTTGTCTCGCCTGACTTCATTCGGGACATGTCGGAAAAGTATGGCGAAGAAAGTAACATCTTTTCTATCAGGGTTTTGGGCGAGTTTGCGAAAGAGGATGATGATGTTCTCATCCCTCTGCACCTCATTGAGGATGCGGTTAAAAGAGATGTGGATCTCACTGAAACAGCGCCTATTGTTTGGGGGTTAGACGTAGCCAGGTTCGGGAATGACAAAACGGCCTTGGCAAAGCGGCGTGGCAATCATTTGCTTGAACCTGTGCTTCACTGGTCTGGCAAGGATCTGATGGAGACGACAGGAATCCTTCTCACACAGTATGAGGATTGCAGGTTTCTTGACCGGCCACAGGAAATAGTTGTTGACAGTATTGGTATGGGTAGCGCGGTGGTTGACCGTGGCATTGAGCTTGATTTGCCGGTCATTCCCTGTGCTGTGTCTGAAAGTCCTTCTTTACGCGCTAAATATGTACGCTTGCGTGACGAATTATGGTTTAAGGCGAGGGAATGGTTTACCGGCCTTGATGTCCGTATGCCGGACGATTCCCAGCTTATAAAAGAACTTAGCGTCCCACGCTTTTCTTATACGTCAACAGGCAAACTAAAAGTTGAAAGCAAGGACGAGATGAAGAAAAGACTCGGCGCTAACGCTTCACCTGATCTTGCAGACGCTTTTTGTTTAACCTTTGCCGGTCAGGCTGTAGCAGCCCATCACGGAAGGGCATACTTTACGCATAACAAGGAAATGGAATACGGAGATTCTGCTTGGATAGTTTAAACGCTTTTCATGTTCTCTATAACGATGAAGATGATGAAAGCCAACCCACAGGGGCAATTATGTCCGTTTGTGGGAAAATGGTTGATTCCGACGCTGTGGAATATGCGGAGCTTGTTCCGACTATGTTTTTGTGCGCTGCGATCTGTGCGTACCGCGCTGGTATGTCTCCAGCAGATTATGTCGAGTACATTCATGGAATTAAATTGACTGAGGGAAATTTTGGTCATGCCTAAAATTGGAAAAAAAAGTTACGCATACACGAAGAAAGGGTGGGCGGCTTACAAAAAACAAAAATCCAAAAACAAGCGGAAGAGTAAAAAGAAATGATTGAATGTCCTAAATGCAAGTATCCAAACCCCTTGGGTGGCACAGGCAGATGCAGAGGTTGTTCTTATGATCTGTCACAGCCGGTTATTTCCGTAAAGCCACGGTCAGAGCCTAAAATTAAGGCCAAATCGAAGAAAAAGGCAAAAAATGGCAAGAATGGATGACACTGAACTAAAGGCAATTGTTCAGTCTGAAATAGAACAAAGTTTAAACTACTACGACTCTGAGTTTAGCGGTGATCGTATCACTGCTATGGAACGTTATCTTGGCGAGCCGTTTGGTAACGAGCAAACAGGTAGATCTCAGGTTGTAGATACAGTTGTCAGCGACTGCATCGAGATGGCTATGCCTTCTTTGATGCGCGTCTTCACCTCGACCAAGGACGTTGTGCGGTTCCTCCCCCGCACAGCGGAAGACGTTCCAAAAGCTGAACAGGCACAGGATTATGTAAATTTTATTCTGAACAGTGATAACAACTGGTTCCAACTTGCCCATAATTGGTTCAAAGATTCTCTTCTTTTAAGGATGGGAATCCTGAAGCATGGCTGGAATTCAAGTATTGAAACAACAGAGGAAAACTATGAAGGTCTGACTGAAGACGAATTGACGTTGATGCTGTCGTCTGAGGAAGTGGAACTTGTCGAACAGGATGCGCGTCCGGCTGGAGAGCCGGTACAAGGCCCAGACGGACAGATTATTCCAGCCCCGATTGTCTACGATGTAAAAGTCAAGCGGTCAGATGAACAGGGGCGCGTTGTTATCGAAAACATACCGCCGGAAGAATTTTTGGTCAGTCATCGTGCCAAGTCTATAGATGATGCTGATTTTGTCTGCCATCGTTCCGCAATGACTGTCAGTGATCTGGTGGCAATGGGTTATGACCGTGATCTTGTAGAAGAACACGCCGGTACAGACGATCTGGATAATTCCAGCGAAGTGCAGAATAGATTCAGGGATATTGAGTCTGGTTCGGCGGATGACAGCGGTGATCCCACACGCCGCGAAGTCATGGTTAACGAGTGTTACATTCGGGTGGATTACGACGGTGATGATGTTTCCGAATTAAGAAGAATTTTGACCATTGGAGACACGTCTGAAATTCTGGAAAACGAGCCATACGATTACATTCCGTTTTCAGTGCTGTCTCCAATTTTAATGCCTCACCGTCTTGTTGGCAGAAGTTTTGCTGATCTGGTTCTTGATCTACAGCTAATACGCTCGACGGTTCTGAGACAGCTTCTGGATAATCTGTATCTCACAAATAATGCCAGAGTGGTTGCTGTCGAGGGACAGACAAATCTCGATGACGTTATGAACTCCAGACCTGGTGGAATTATTCGTGTCAGACAGCCAGGTATGGTGCAGCCTCTGGCGATACCGCAAGTTGGCAATGATGCTTTGCGTACTTTACAGTATCTCGATGAGTTGAAAGAAAACAGAACCGGCATGTCCAAGGCCAGCATGGGTCTGGATGCTGATGCTTTGCAGTCAACCAGTGCTGTAGCTATTTCCGCGCAGATGACGGCTTCACAGGCCAAGCTGGAAATGATGGCACGGATTTTTGCCGAAACGGGTGTGCGCCATTTGATGCACTGTGTTCTGCGTCTGGTGACAATGTACCAGAACAAGCCGCGTATTATTAGACTGAGAAACAAGTTTGTGGCGATTGACCCAAGAGAATGGGACACGGAGTTTGATCTGGAAGTTTCGGTTGGTCTTGGAACAGGAAATGAAGACCAGAAGATGGGAATGCTGGCGCAGATTGCCTCCAAACAGGAACAGATTTTACAAACGCTTGGCGCAAACAACGGCGTTGTAACCCTTGCCCAGTATGTATCCACCCTTCGCCGTATGGCTGAAATGTCTGGTTTCAAGGATGTGGACAGCTTTTTCAGTATGCCGCAAGGTGATCCACAGCCACAGCAGGGCGCTGATCCTGAAATGCAAGTTGAGATGCAGAAAATACAACAAGAAATGGAAATGAAGAAATACGAAATTGACCAGAAGATGGTTCTTGAAAGAGAAAAACTGGCAATGGAGATGCAGCTAAAGCAACAGGAACTTGGGATAGAAACGGAGCTTGAAGCGGCGAGAATGGCGGCGGGCGATCCGGCTGGCAATGCCAATATCCCAAGGATTGTATAATGATTGATTGGAGAGAGCTTCTTTATGGTGGTAGTGCGGTTTTGTTTTTTGCTCTTATTATCTGGATGATAGTGTAATGGCGCTGTTCAGCTATACCCCACCGGCTTACTCAGGTATTTATTCATTACTAGACCCAGAAGCTGAAGCAAAGTTTCGTGCCAGTTTCACTTTCCCTCAATCGTTGTTTGATTTAACACCTGAAGGTGATGCAATTGAGCCGGTAATTCAGGTGGCATCAGCCGATAACAATGCTCTTCTGCCCTTACGTCGAAAACGGCGTTTGCCTGTTTATGAAGACGGTGGCGATGACAGAGATAACAATCGGCCACCGCCGTCGCTAACGGATCAAATAAGGGAAGGGTTTAGTTTTGGGCTAGGCCCAGTCAGTGAAGAGGATCGTCAGAAAGCAAGAGCGGCCTATGCAAAATTGGATGAACCCCAATCTCAAGATGGATTGCTGGTAGACGCTAACGATACTCCTCCATTTGGCGGTGTGGATTTCGGCCAGAGGGATGAAAGACCAGCCGATGTATGGGCGATTGAGGCGGGTGTAAAAGATCCGTCTTTACCACTAAATCGTTTTGTTCGAGCCAATAGAGACAAACAAGGTTATTTCCCAGAGGAGACGCCAGATTATATTCTAGAGAACCTTTTTGGTAGCGGGTTGCCTGGAAGACCTGATCGACAACATCCAGATTGGGTTGATCGTCTTTACACACGCAAAAGATCAGAAACTCCACCAGGCGCAGATAGGGTGATTGGTGCGTTTTATACGGATGACCAAGTGATGGTTGATCCTAATAACCCTGATACGGCTCAAGTTATAGATATGATGGTGGCAAATACAGGCATGACACGTAGTCAGGCTTTAGACGCTTTGGTGGCTCAAGACAAACAAAATCAGTCTGGGCAGGAATCATCAGAGGAAAAAGAATCGGTTTTGCCAGCACCTTTTTCCTATCCTACAACAGACGGCTTGTTAGGAAAAATCAAAAATTTCAACCCCTTACAGGCACTTAACAAATACATGGGAGAGGTTTCTGATATAGGAAGAATAAACCCGATAGCTGGTGGGGCGAGGGCATTAATGCCATTTTTAGCGGCTGCGTTTCCAACACCCCTTAGTCTGCCTTTCGGGTTGCTGACCCAATTCGGTGAAGATCGAACCCCATATGACTACTACGGCAAACCCGTAACAGATATAAAACATGGCCGTGGGGGCATGAGATGGCTCGGTGCAGATATACCTGGAGGGGGTAGTTATAGTCGGGTTCAGGGGCGTTTAGGTCCAGCCGGTGCGCCAATTACTGTTCATTCACCTTCAGGACTCCTTGATACAACAATTTCTGAGGACGAGAGAGGTTATAACATTACGCCCCAGATGTCCGATATTGCCCAACAAGGTTTTGAAGGTGCTTTTGCCCCTTATGATCCTGAAGCCGGAATCGTCGGAGATACTACAGGCACTACCGTTACTGGTGAAGAATTTGATTGGGCAGATTTTTATTAAGAATGGCGAAAATTGATGAAGAGTCACAGCGCGGTGCAAAAGCGGAAGCTGTACTTAGAAATGATATTTTCATAGAAACATTCGAGGTGTTGGAACAGGCTTACATTGATGCTTGGAAGAACACTGATCAAGACCAGACTGAAGAACGTGAAAGAATTTTTCGGTTGCAGCACACCTTAAACGAGGTGAAGTCGCATATTGAAAATGTAGCTCTGACAGGCCGTATGGCGGTTGAAACCATCGAGACGGCAATCAGATAATTGTAACATTTAAAAGAGGTAACTATGGCCGATACCAGCAAGATTGAAATCCCTGGTGGCTCTCATTTATCGCAACAAGAAGCGGTAAATGCACTCTTGCAAGCGGAAGCTCCTGAAGAGGATAACAAAGCGAACCAAGAGCCTGAAGCTGAGACTACTACGGAAGAAGTTGAAGCAACCGAAACGGAAACGGAAGAGTCGGAAGACGGTGTTGAAGCCCAATCTGAAGACGAGTCTGAGGAAGTTGAGGAAGAAGAAGTTTCAGAGGAAGAGGAAACGGAAGACGATACGGAATATACATACCGTGTCGTAGTCGATGGTGAAGAGAAGTATGTCACCCAAGACGAACTTACCAAAAACTACCAACTGGAACAAACAGCTAGAAAACGTCTATCTGATGCTGCTGAAATGCGTAAAGTAACAGAAGCAGAAAAGACGGCGCTTACCCAGCAGCGTGAGCAATATGCTCAAGCACTACAAGCTCTTGAAGGAAATCTTCAGCAGATTGGTAATGCAGCGCAGCCGAATTGGGATGATCTCTATGAAGAAGACCCACTGGAATATGTTAGACAAAAGGAAGTCTACAGAGAAAACCAGGAAAGGCTGCAACAGGTACACACAGAGAAAGCGCGTGTGGCTAATGAACAGTTGCAACAGCATCTTGTTCAGGAGTCTGCCAAATTAACGGAACGTATTCCAGAATGGAAAAATACGGAACTTGCCGCGAAAGAAAAGTCAGCGGTGATAAAGTACGCGCAACGAGTAGGTTTTTCTGAAGAGGAAATAAATACAACCTACGATAGTCGGGCCGTTTCTACTTTACGGAAAGCTATGTTGTACGATGAGTTAATGGACAAAAAGCCGGACGTGAAAAAGAAAACAAAAGCTGCACCCAAACTTACCAGAAGCTCAACTCCTAAAGAGGGACGTAAAAACTCTCAGCAAAAGCAAACGCAAAAGGCTTTTGAACGTTTAAACAAGTCTGGCAGCATGGACGATGCTGTTGACTATCTTTTACAAAGGAGTAGCTAATGGCTACACATACCACAAGCTCCGCTATCGGTGAACGTGAGGATCTAAGTAGCATCATCACGAAAATTGATCCGGCGGAAACCCCTGTTTTTTCCAATGCGAAGAAAGAGGTAACGTCTGGCGTTTTCCACGAATGGCAAGTCCAAGAACTTACCGCTGCTGTTGACACAAATTATGTCAATGAAGGAGCGGATTATTCTTATGTTAATCCGACTGCCACAACGAGAGTTGGAAATTATCACCAGATCTCTGCACAGGCAGCGCAAGTATCAAATACTTTAGACGTTGTCGATAAAGCCGGAAGGCAGAAAGAGACGGCTTACGTCAAGATTTTGAAAGGCCTTAATGAGTTTAGGGCAGCCGCTTAGTAATAAGTGGGCAATAACTGGGTGAATTGCTGGAAAGTCTGGCAACAGATAATCAGCAGCGAAGCCTCGAAAGAGGAACGTTCAACGACTATCCGAAAGGAGTAGAGCCAAGCGGCTCGAAGCGCCCAGCCCCTACAAAAGAGTAGGGTGAAGATATAGTCTCAACTGCACAGGTGAAAGCAATGTGCAGCGGTCCGAAAGGACGGGGCGAGAGGTAGCGTTCTCGCTTGAAGATAATGTGAACAGCGTAGAGACATAGATAAGTCTCTCTTCAAAAACGAAGCGCGGTCTTCTTCTGACCCTCGAAAAGCTGGGAAATTTTTGTCATGGATTACAAACATGTCATTGATTTCTGCATCTACTACCCCAGCCGGAACAGGCGCTGATGTGTCTGATATGGCCGGTACAAATGCGGCTTTGACTCTGGCTAAAGTTGATGCCGCAATGAAAGCGGCATACGACGACGGTGGGCAACCTGACATGTTAGTGGTTAACCCTGCCAACAAGGTTGCTTTCAGCGATCTGTCTTCTGGCAGCGTTGTAACTAACCAACTTCACATGACTGCAAGTGCGCCTACTGATGCGATCATAATCGGTAGCGTTTCAATGTATCTCACGGATTTTGGGACTTTGAACGTGGTTATTGACCGCCAGGCGACAAACACGGAGATACTTATGCTCGATAAGAATTACTATTCTATCGGCCATCTCCCTGGAAGGCTTTTCAAAGTCAGTGATGTTGCACCTGTTGGTGACGCAGAGCGGTTTGCAATAATCTCTGAGTGGACTTTGATCGTGAAAGCGCCCAAGGCTCACGCAGCGGTTGTTGATCTTTCAACAACGTAATAACCCTCGACAATATTACGTTAAACTAGGGGCGGCTTATGCCGCCCCACCCTTTTGAGGTTTTATGAAAAGAAATCTGAGTTACGATCCGATACAGAAAAAGCGCACTGATTTTGTAGTAGAAACAAACGGTGATATGCGCGTTGATACTGTACAGGATGTCACGCCCATAACAGAACAGAACAAGGTTTTCCATAACGAATATCAATATGGAAAAATGATTGGCAATACGCAGAAACACCACCAGAAGGTGGCTGAGATTCCGGCTAACCTTTATTATGATCTGGTAAAAAAACTGGGTGAACCAAGGAATAATCTTAAAGCATGGAAAAAGTGGCTGAATGACCCAGACAACAGGTTCTTCCGCGCTGGAGGCGGTCATATCTGATGGCTATTGGAACTTACGCTGAATTGCAGACAGCAGTGCAAAACTTTCTTGGACGCACTGATATTTCTGGGGATAGAACAAAGGAATTTATTGCGCTGGGTGAGGCGCGGATGTCGCGTGAGCTTGAGTCTCGATCACAGGAAAAACGTGCCACCTCGACACTGGTTGCTGGCACGGATTTTTATTCGTTGCCGACTGATATGCGAACAATCCGTTCTGTCAAGTTAAACACTTCTCCAGTAACAACATTGGTGTATCACACACCCAATTCACTTAGTTCGGCGTTTACTTCTACAGCTAATGCAAAGCCTACGGCCTACACAGTCATTGGTGATGAAATCCGTTATCAACCAACACCTGATTCCGGCTATACAAGTGAGATCACATATATTGACGGTCTTACGGCCTTGTCGGATTCAGCGACAACCAACACTGTTTTAACACGCCACCCAGATGCTTATTTGTACGGCGCTTTAAGTGCGGCGGCTATTTATTTTGGTGATGACGCTAGGCTTACAAATTTTGAGGCGTTGTTTAAACGTTCTCTTGAGGAAATCAACACCGACGAAGAGAGAAGCAAAACTGGTGGTGGTGGTCTATTTATGAAAAGTGACTTTGGAGAAGATTAATGTCAGCACTATCTGATTATGCAGAATTAAAATTACTCGACCACATGGTAAAAAGTGGGGCTACATGGACAAATCCTGGCTCTGTTTTTCTTGGTTTAGCTACTACTTCTTTCTTGGATGCTGGAAGCGGCACGGAATTAAGTGGCAATGGATATGCAAGAGTAGAAATTACATTTGGTACTTCTGCTGCCAGTGGGTCTATTTCAAATACCGCCGCCGTTGAGTTTTCAGCAGCGACTGGCTCATGGGGTACAGTGTCGCATTTCGGAATCTTCGATGCTTCCACATCAGGAAATTTATTGGTTCATAGCGCCCTTGATGCTTCCAAGGCCATCTCAAGCGGAGATGTGTTCAAAATAGCTATCAGTGGAATTACTGTAACGGCTGCATAATGAATGTCTATTGTACCAATCGGTCTGGATCAAGTTGACCAATACAACACCAGTGTTGATGCCTTAACGACATCTTTCGATAATTCTTTCTGGGATACGGCGGATTATAACAATCCTCTTCTTGAGCAACTTGATAACTGGGGAAGTCTGGATAGTCTTCCGTTCTCTCTTGATAGTTCGTCTTGGGAAACAGCGTATGTAAGATTTGGCGTAGGTAGTGTAGCTACATCTGCCACAACTACCGGCGCTGCAATCCGGCAACGTTTAGGTGAGGCTACCGCCGCTACAGTAGTTACAACTTCTGGTGCGGCGACAAGGATAGCACTCGCAACCTCTACGGCAAACACGGCGGTTACTGTTTCTGGTGCGGCGACCAGAATAATGCTGGCTGAAGGTACAGCAGCGGTTGCTGTCACAGCTACAGCGTTGGGCGGCTTTGAAGCTGCTGGTACAGCCAGTATGGCTGGTGTGGTAACAGTGGCGGGTAGCGCGGTTATCGTTGCTTTGGGAGCGAGTACATTACAAACGGCTGTAACAGCAACGGTGGGCGGGGAAATACTTGGCGAAGCATGGACGGTAGTTTCTGACACGGCCCAAAGTTACACGGTGACAACAGATAATGCACATACTTGGACAGAAACAACTGACACAGCACACGTTTGGAATACTGCATGACTTTATTTAGTGTACCGTTGGGTGAGTGGATTCCAGACCAACCTGATCTTGAAAATGGGACAACTGAAGCCAAGAACTGTGTTCCGGCAGCAAAGGGATATGTGCCGCTGAAGACATTGACCGATTATAGCCTTGCTGCTGATGGTACGATATTGGAGATTACGGCAGCGAAGTCAGCGGGTGGAGTTGTTAGTCTATTTGCTGGAGATACAACAAAACTATACAAGCACAACACTGCCACAAATGCTTTAGATAATGTATCAAAGTCTGGTAATTACAGTTTGGCTACAAATGACCGTTGGCAATTTATCCAATTTGGAACGAAAGAAATTGCTGTTTCTGGGCATACGGTAAACACCCAAAACTTTACTTTGGGTACAAGCAGTTTGTTTTCTGATTTGGCTGGCGCACCACGGTCAAAATATATAGGCGTTGTGCGTGATTTTGTGGTCATGGGGAATATTTACGAAAGCAGCACGGCCCATGCGACAAGAGTCCGTTGGTCTGCAATCGACGATGAAACAGGATGGACGGTTGGAACCAACCAATCCGACTTTCAGAACATACCTGATGCGGGTCATATTCAGGGTATAGTTGGCGGTGAAAACGGCACTATATTTCTAGAACGTGGTATAGCGAGAATGTCCTACGTGGGCAGTCCGTTGATATTCCAGTTTGATATGACTGAAACTGGGCGCGGGTGTGCAATCCCAGGATCAATCTGCAACATTGGTGCGCTGAGTTTTTATTTTTCAGACGACGGTTTTTATGCCTATTCAAATACTTCTGGTGAATCCCAACCCATAGGTGCAGAGAAGATTAACAGGACAATGCTCGCGGATATTGATCGTTCTTACGATAGTAAGATGACCAGTGCTATTGACCCGTTGAACCAGATTGCAGTTTGGTCGTATGTGAGTAATGACGCGAGTGGAAGCACACCAGACAAGCTGTTGATTTATAACTACGCGATCAACCGTTGGTCGAGGGCAGAAGTTGACTGCGATATGATTGCCCCATTTTTTGATGCTGGGTACACTTTAGAAGGCATGGATACGATCAACGCCTCAATAGATGCTCATACAATTTCTTTTGACAGCGACAGTCTCAAGGGCGGCACATACTTTTTTGGTGGCAGTGCGTCCAACAAGGTCAGCACATTCAATGGGGCGGCAATGGCAGCAACTATTGAAACAGGAGAGTTTGCCGCTAACAAGGGCAAGTTTAGTTTGGTAACACAGGTGCAGCCGAATACTGAAGGCGGAACGGTGACTGCACAAATTTCAGGAAGAAGTAGACAACAGGATGCTGCCAGTTTTGATTCAGCACAGAGTTTAAACGCTGCTGGGTTTTGCCCAGTGAGGAACAACTCACGTTTTCACAAGGTAAGATTAAATCTAAGCGGTGCTTGGACACAGGCACAATCCGTAGAAGTTGAAGCGTCTGCCGCTGGCTCCAGATGACCGATTTCAACTTTCGTAAACTACCTCTTGCCGGTGGTAGCCCAAGAGAAATATCTGAGGTTGTCAATAATCTGGTTGATGGAAAGACAAATGCAAAGGGAAGTGTCACACTAACGGCGAGTACAACGACTACGGATGTATCAGATTTACGTGTTGGCGAAGACACAGTGATACTACTTATGCCTTCTACTTCCAACGCGGCGGCGGCTTGGGCGACAACATTTGTAAGCAGTCGCGGGAAACAGACATTTACTTTAACCCACGCTTCAAACGGCCAGACCGACAAGATTTTTAAATATGTCGCGATTGGGTGATGATTTCCAGAGACTCAGCACTCACATTGAAGAGGCTTTGAAGTACGCTGGAAACAGCCACAACCTTGGAGACGTGTATTCTGAAATTCTTTCCGGCAAGGCGCAGTTCTGGCCTGGTAAAAATTCGGTAATTATCACGGAAATAATAACGTACCCAGCTTTCAAGTCAGTCAGGTTCTGGTTGGCTGGAGGTAGGATGAGCGAACTTCTTAAAATGGAAAAACAGGTTGTCGAATGGGCTAGGGGAGTTAACTGCACAGTTTGTGAAATCATGGGCAGACCTGGTTGGGAAAAAGTTTTGAAAGACTACAAGAAAACCTCTGTATTATTACATAAGGAAATTTGAGATGAGTAAGGGCGGCGGCACAAAAACAGAATATGTAACGTCTGAACGGACTAACGAGCCAGCGGCATTCATTAAGCCTTTTATGGAATTTGGCGCAGACGAGGCGCGGAGACTGTATGAAAGCAACTTGCCAGAATACTTTCCTCAATCCACGGTAGTCGAATTTTCACCTCAGACTGATGTGGCACTTAGAGGCATAGAAGAACGGGCAGCGGCTGGTAGTCCTTTGGCAGATGCGGCAATTAATACTGCCCAAAACACCATCGCCGGTAATTTTCTATCTGGATCTAACCCATATCTGGAAGCAGCCCTGAAGCCAGCGCGTGATATTGTTCAAAGCACATTTGCTGGTAGTGGTCGATTGGGAAGCGGTGCAAATGCAGAGGCTTTGGCAAATGCAACAAATCAGATTGCGTTTCAGAATTACAACGCTGAAAGAGCGAGACAGCAACAGGCGCTAGGGATGGTTCCGACATTGCAAGACGCTGCTTATGATCCGTTCCGTAGATTGGCTGGTGTTGGTGCAGCGCGTGAAGCAAAGGCAGGCGAAGCTCTTCAAGCAGCAGTCAACAGACACAATTTCCTCCAGAATGTCCAAGCAGATAAACTGGCTCGATATCAGGCACTTGTTGGTGGAGGACAATTTGGCGGCACATCAACGGAAAGCAAACCTATCTTTAGTAATCCGGCGGCAAATTTCCTTGGCTCGACATTAGGAGGGGGAATGATTGGTAATATGTTTGGTATGCCAGGATTAGGCGCTCTCGGCGGCGGCTTGCTGGGACTCGTATAATGGGGATTTTAGCAACAAAAAACCCTCTTTTTGAGTGGTTTTACCCGACAGTACCACAGGCTAATGTTATGCCAACACCACAGGCTAATGTTATGCCAACACCACAGGCTAATGTTATGCCAACACCACAGGCCAATCCTTCAGGATTGCTTGGTAATTTCGGGGTGAATCCTCTGTTACAGCCATTTTTGTCTCCTAATGCACGGAGCAACGCGCTTAGTATGGCAGGGTTACAATTTGCTGGGGATATTATGAAAGGTGCTGGGCCGTCATATACGCCCAGAAGTTTCGGTCAAATAGTCGGAGGTGCAGCAGCACCCGCTGCCCAGACATATCAGAAAAGTTTAATGAATGATGTCAATCAGGCTTTGACAGGCATGAAACTGGGACAGCTTACGTCTCAAGCCGCGCTCGCACAACGTAAAGCTGAAGCACTTAAACAATTAGGAATATTAAACCCAACAGACCCAGACTATGGCATAAAACGGAAGAAACTGTTCGCGTTGGCTTACCCAGAAAAAGCAGCGGAAGCCGCTTTTAGGAAGAAAAATTTAAAAGTTGTTGGCAATAAAAAGGACGGATTCTATTCTTTTAATCCTGAAAATTCGGAGTGGAGTCTGATCAAGGCTGGTGCTGGGGCAGATTGGAAAGCACCAACCAAATTTATTCAAATCATTGATAGAAAAACCAACGACACGTTAGGCACTTTTCCTAATAATGCTAAAGAGTTGAAACCAGGGGGTAAATATTACGGCGCAGACAATACGAAGGATCTACAATTCTACGCAGTTGGCTCAATTGCCGTCACACCTAAAGATTTGGAGAGTGTCCCAGCAACTCAGAAGGCTTTGGAAAAAGATGTTATAACCTCAACAGGAACTATAGCCAAGGTTATGCGCCTTGGAGAAGAATTTGAGGACAAATTTCAGCAGTTTTTACCGCGAGGCGGAATACTGTTTAAGAGTTTTCTTGAAAAGTATTTTAATAGAAAGTTATCTGAGTCTGAAAAAGCAGAAGTCACAAAGTTTGCAGAATTTAAGCGATTGGCTTCATCAAACTTAAACAAATACATAAAAGATATCACAGGCGCACAAATGTCATTACCTGAAGCTGAACGGTTAAAGCTGGATATGCCAAACCCAGGCACAGGATTATTTGATGGTGATGGCCCTACGGTGTTTAAATCCAAGTTAAACGGAGTTATCAGAGATTTAAAACTGTATCGCGCTAGGGCTATGCACATGAGAAGAGAAGGTTTGGAATTTACCCGTGATACAGATGGCAAGGTAGCCGACGCGGAGATAGACCTCGATGATATGATGGGTACAATTACGCGCCGTGGCGTACAACTTGCCACACAATACAGAGCCGCTGGCCATTCTGATGAAGTTGTCTCGCAAAAAGTAAAAGCAGATTTGAAAACGGAGTTTGGGTGGTAATGGCACAAACACAATCTAAAGTACCAATAGAGGATTTAGTAAGCGGTATTATAAACCCAACAGGGTCGGCTGCAAAATCTCAGATAGATCATCAGACAGTTTTTGACGATGACCCTGAAGACCCTAGCCTGTTGGAAGACGTAGCCAAAAGTGCAAGGGCTGGTGCTGCAAGAGGGATACCGTCCATACCTGGCGTTGGCGGTGATATTGAAAAACTGTTTGAAATGTTTGCTACTTGGGCAAACAAAGAATTCGGTGCAGATTTTGATATTGATACTACCGAAACATCTTTGCCCACCACTCAGGACATTGTAGCTAAATTACCTGATGCAGTGAAAGAGTGGGGAGACTACGATCCAAAAACAGATTTAGGCAGATATACAAAAACCGGCACAGAATTTGGTAGTGCGGCACTTTTACCAATTCCAGGCACTACACTTTATAAAGCACCTATGATGGGTTTGCAACGCATTGCAAAATCATTAGCCCCATCAGCGGCTGTCGGAACAAGTGCCGGTTTGCTTGGTGAAAGCGCGAAAGACGTTGCAAGAGGAATGGGTTTCGATGACTCCGCGCAAACTGCTGGGACATGGACGAGTTTGTTATCCGCTATCCCTCTGGCATACGCAACAAGAGGGAAAAGTCAAGCAGGTAAAATTGCAAAAGAAGCACTCAAGGATATTCCTACTGATAAGATCGACGCTGCAAGAATACTGGAAAAAGAGGCAAAGCAAGTTGGATTGCCTTTGTCTGCTGCTGAATCAATCGATAGCGGAAACCTCGCACGTATAGCTGGAGACGTAGCCGCCAACAGATTTTCTGGCCCAACAATGGGCAGATTTCTATCTGGCAGACCCAAGCAAACACAAGAAGCGGTTGATACATCATTGGCGGCTGCTGGTGGGCCTGTTGCCCATCCGAAACTTGTAGCAAAAGAGGCGAGCGACACCGCCGCTGAAGTTTTAAAAAGAGCGAGAGAAGCCAGAACCGTGTCGGCGCAGAAAGCCGGTTATAAGGCTGCTGACTTGCAGTCTGTCTCTTCTGAGTTGATCGATAATGTGAGGAAAAACGGTGAGGCAATATTAAAGACTTTGCCGGAGGGTAGTCCGACAATTCAGCCATTACAGGAAATGCTGAAAAGAATTTCCAAGGCAGTCAAAACAAAACCTTCACCAAAGCGTTTCCCAGATTTAGGCCGGAGATATGGGCCAGCAAAAATAGAACCTCGCGCCCCATCTAAAAAAGCCCCCAAACGTATTTCGGAAACAAACATAGCCAAACTGGACAGCGCCTATAAAGAGTTCCGTGACAAAATAAGGAAGACTGATCCTGTCAATGCAATGGACGCACAAGCTCAGAACAAAGTCGGGCAACTTGTAAGGCAACTGGATGAAGTGCTGCTGACAAACCCGACCTATGCAAAAGGACGTGCCAGACATAAACTTATTACTGAAAAAGTAATCGATGTATTGGACGCTGGTGATATAGGCGCATTAAGTAGAGCCGGTAGCAGTGTCGATTCTGTAACAAAGATCATTTCATCTCCGACATCAGCCAGAAAGGAAAGTATCACTCAACTAGCAACCCTGTTAAACAAAGTTAACCCAAAAACTTTCCCCAAAATCGCAAGGCTTTGGATGGAGAATGTCTTCGACGTAAAACTGAGGGTCAACAAGGGTGGGCCTGATTTAGCGGCTGGCGCTGATATCTTTCAGGCGATGATGGGTACACCGCTAACGCGAACACGTACACTCGCTGTTCTTGATGGTGTAGCTAGGGCGCAAGGGAAAGACCCTAAACAACTAAAAATGGGTTTTGAAAAACTAATGAGAGTGTTTGAACGAACAGGCCGTATTCCAGGTTTTGGAAGCCCGACTCAACCACGGCAAGAATTTGCCAGACAAGCCGGTAAGGGTAGGCTCACAGCAATTACGGATTTAGCCATAACCAAACCTTTGGGAAAGGTTAGCGAGTGGTTATCTGATATGTACAGGAAAAGGGCGTTCAATAAACTTGCAGATGTGTTCACCCATCCAAATTCTGTAGACAAATTAATTGATTTGGCAAAGAAAAAACCACGCACGGCGGCTATTCAAACGGCTGCATGGGAAGTCATCACAGCGTCACGCGAAGCGGCGGAACTAGAACCAACTGGAGAATAGAAGGAAAACAATATGGCAAGCATTTATGACTGGTCTGCAACGGCGGCGAGTAACGCTACAGTTGGCTCAATAAACTGGGCTGAAGGACAAGCCCCATCCACCATAAATAATTCTGCGCGTGACACTATGGCGGATGTTGCCAAGTGGCGTGATATTCTTGGCGGTGCTAAAATTAGTTCTGGGACGGACACAATTGCTCTCACAAGCGGGCTATCACTTTCTGCATATGCACAGGGTATGATGATAGCTTTTGAAGCCGGTGGGGCAAATACGGGCGCAGCAACTTTGAATATAGACAGTATTGGCGCTAGGGCAGTGGTCAAAAGACATGATGTTGCTCTTGCACCAGGCGATATTGAAGCTGGGCAAATAGTTCTGGTTGCATACGAGGCTACGGCAAACAACTTCCAGATGTTAAGTCAAATTGCCGCTAACACTCTGAATATAACCAAGGGCGGTGACATAGCTAGCGCCTCTCCACTGGTGATCGACACAGACGGCAATTACTTCGATGTGACAGGTACGACAAGTTTCGCCGCGATGACGGTAGAAGCTGGCAACTTTTTTATGTTGCAATTTGATGGCGCTTTAACCATTACGCATGGTTCGGGTATTGAACTTCCTGGCGCTGCCAACCTGACGACGGCCACGGGCGATAGATTGATGTGTTACGCAACTGCGGCTAACACGGTTGTAGTGATGTCGGTAGAAACAGAGGCTGCTTCTTCTGGCGGTGGTTTAACATCCGTTCAAACATTCACAGCGTCTGGGACTTGGACTAAACCCGCTGGGATAGGAACGATTGTTGTAGAACTAGTTGGCGGCGGTGGCGGAGGCGCGGGTGGAATTGCTAATAATTATATCGGTGCAGCAGGAGGTGGTGGCGGTTACTCAAAAGAGCTTCTCGCCGCAGCGTCTCTCTCTTCTGAGACAGTGACTATTGGTGCTGGCGGTGCTGGTTCTGGACAGGCAACTGCTTCCACTGGAGGGACAACTTCGTTCGGTTCTCTGCTTTCTGCTACAGGTGGTGCAGGCGGTGATTACAACTACGCTACTAGTGGTACAGGTGAAGGTGGCAGTGGGGGTACTGGCAGTGGAGGCACTATTAATTCCACAGGCCAAGGTGGTGGCGGTAAAGTTGATGCTAGTACCTATCATGGTGGTATGGCTGGCGGCAGTTCACATATGGGAGGCGGTGGCCGTGGTATAGCCTACAACGAATCCGCAAACGGGGAGGTCGGCGGTAACTACGGAGGCGGTGGCGGTAGTGGTATACAAAGTTATATTGGGGGTGCTGGCGCACCTGGAATTGTTGTTGTTTGGGAGTATGCATAATGAAAGCACTTATTCAAGGAACTCGTATTTGTCAAACTGTTCCCGACGATAAAACCTTTCCTGTCCACAATGATCTGCAATGGGTATCTGTTTCTGACGACACTGTCGTTGATAAGGATAGATGGGTAGACGGCGCAGTGGTTAAATACGTTGAGCCAGTTCCAAGCGCCTTAGATAAAATAATGGTGCTGGAAACTGCAATAACCCCACGCCGTATCCGCGACAGTGTGCTGACAGACGATGGCCGCGCTTGGCTGGATTCCCAGGAAAAACTAATCGCAGTTGAGCGCGGGAAACTCTAGTGGAAAAGTGCATACATTGTACTGATAACTGTGCCTGTCATTGCTCTGTAAAATGCCCCACTTGCTCATGTGATGAATGCAACTGCCGCCAAGAGGACTAATAATGCATGGAGCTAATCACTTCACACTGGCATCAAATTGTTTTCATAATCGGCCTGATTGTCGTGGCCGTAAAACTCTCCGCTCAAGTTAAGGAAATCCAGAAAGATTTAGACGTTATCGAAAAGCGCGATACCTACGTAGAAACGGTGAAGCTCCGCGCTCAAATCGATCAAATGGAAAGCCATTATCAGAGTCAGATCAGCGCCCTCTGGGATTTTACAAATAAGCTCAGAGATCGGTTTAACGGACATTCAAAATGAATCCAAACAATTTAGAGAAACACGCCATCAAAATAGCAAAGCTGGAAGAGCGCGTTCTGGCGCTGGCTAAAGCGGCGAAGCAACAATATAAACTCCACAATGGTACGCACCCTAGAGAGGCTAGAAGTTGAAAAATGGAGCAAACAAAAGCTACAATCGATGTCTTGGGCGTTGCTGCTGTAGCTGGCACAATAATGGATCTTCTGCCCACAGCCACGGCCTTCCTTACACTGATCTGGTTTGCAATCAGAATCTGGGAAACCAAGACGGTTCGTAAACTGTTTAAACGTGATATATGAAATTTCCCATCTGGATTGCACCACTATTTCTAGTGGGTTGCGTTTCATCAACAGACCCACCGATTAAAACTTCCCTGAAGCCTACGCCTTGCCCGATTGCAGACAGAGATATCAGATTTGTACGTACTCTTGTTCTGTCTCGAAATCCTGTTCTGCAAGAACACACAATCCCATCTGGCGATGGTCTGGATATTTTCCTTTCTACATTTAACAAGGCTGAACCGCCCACAGACGTTAAAGCGGAACAAGTACACTATTTTTACTCACCAGTTTCAAAGGGTGGGGTACTGTATGCAGCTACGTCAAACTGCATGACTCATTACTTTTTTTTAACGAAATCTCACTTTGACCAAATGAAGAAAGGAGAAGTACCCGTTGCCCCTACCAACGCTCCCAAAAATTCCAAATCGGCGGTTAACAGTATCACAGAAAGTCGGCCCTTTTGTAGTCAGTGTGAGTTACCACCCACAGACAGGAGCGCCCTTCGAGGTGTGGTTTTCAAACCGTCCGAAAAGTGGGACAGAACTGGAGCTCCATATGTACAACCTGGGAGTGGTTACAAGCAAACTAATGCAACACGAACCGTTATGATTGAGCCAGACCAACTTCGCGAAAATGTAATCAAGCCAACTCTCAAATCTATAGGCTTATATTCTCCAGCAGCAGAAGACCTGTTACTTGCCACGGCTATCATGGAGAGCGGGTTGGTATATTTGCGCCAACACAACAACGGCCCAGCCCGTGGGATTTACCAGATTGAGCCAGCCACTCGCGCTGATTGCCATGCAAACTTCTTAGAATATAGGGATAAACTTGACGTTGATATCCACCGCCTTTTAACCAGTGAACACCCAGACGATCAGTTGATTACCAATCTTTCATACGCCACAGCGATTGCAAGAATAATTTATTTCAGAGCGCCAACGCCTCTGCCAGAGCATGGCGATTTAGAAGGTTATGCAAAATATTGGAAGAAACATTATAACACACCATTAGGCGCTGGCACGGTTGATGACTTCATAGATAAAACAGGAGATTTTATATAATGAGTATCGGTATAAGTCTTTTACTTCTACTGCTTTTGTAACCATGTTGGGTATTGCTGAATCAGTAATTGGTGTAGCCGGTAAGGTTCTGGATAAGTTTGTAGAAGACAAGGATCTCAAGACAAAACTGTCTCACGAATTAAAGACGCAAATCGTCTCCCTGGATCTGGCACAGGCACAGGCAAATATAGAGCAAGCCAAGCATCCCTCAATTTTTGTAAGCGGTGCAAGGCCAAGTATCATGTGGATTTGCGCCTTTGGTCTTGGGTGGCAATTTGTATTCCAGCCTGTGGCGGTGTGGGTTTTAGCTATCAGTAATTCTGATATGGCTTTACCTATTATTCAAACTGAAGGGCTGATGAGTTTAACTCTTGCCTTACTAGGTCTTGGTTCAATGAGAACGGCTGAGAAATGGAAAGGCGTACAAAGAAATAATATGAAGCAATGATTAAGTGGCTTTACAAATTGCAATGGAGATTTTGCATTTGGATAAACAAAAAACTAAATGGAAATCCACCGCCTAAATATCTGGGTGGTGAGGAGTAGCAACCCAGCCAACAGATTTTTAAATTCGGAATTTGCGATGAATTTTTACCAACAAAACTACCAACAAAAATTATATAACATGCCTGTAAGTGGTTGCGGGGGTAGGATTCGAACCTACGACCTTCAGGTTATGAGTCTACCGATCAAAACCAACGCACCATAAATATCCCAATAAAATCAGTAGTTTGCCCTGCCTTTGGTGGGGCATCTTTTTTTGTTTGTGCGTTGTACATCGATTGTTCAGTGGTTGTTTACCAACACAATTACCAACAAATGACTGTCAGGTTATTTATTACTTGCACACATATTAATAATGTGCTAAAAGGATATTGCAACTAGCACAAGGATAGATGATGGAATTTATAGTCCAGATAATAAAACTAATAATAGAGATGTTGTAAGATGAAACCGAAAACATTTTACCAACGTTTTGAAGACACGTTTATCGTCGAGTTTTATGATACGAATGGACGTGTTCGCGCTCCCAGCCGACATCCGGCTACGGGGGTAAAATTCACTGAAGAAACCGCCGCCTCGTTTTTTAACGATCTGAAAACCGCTTTTGAAAAGGGTGTAAACATTGGAAACAAAATTCCGATTGGCGATACCGTTGAAAGTTTCTTACAAAAAAAAGAAAAGGAGTTGCGGCCCAACAGTTATGTAACTCTGGAAGGGCATATTCTGAATCATCTAATGCCGCTCATGGTTGATGGTATCAGAATGGAAGACAAGCCGGTTCTCCAGATTACCACCGGCTATTGTGACGCAGTCAGAGAAGCACTCATGGAAAAAGACATCACCATAAAAACTGTCAGAAATCTGTATCGCACGTTCGATCAGTTGGTTGGTTTCATAAACCTGAAAGACAAATGGGGATTGGAACGAAACTACGCAAAAGATATTCGTATCACCGGCACTGGCAAGCGTAACACCAAGATCGTTAAGCCACCGGCAAAAGAAGACATTTCAAAAGTGATGGGTTATTTATCAAAGCATAATGATTGCAGACTGCTGGTCTTTTTAACGCTTTACGAAACAGGTATGCGTATATCTGAATTAGTAGCTCTCAGGCCAGACGATGTTTTACGTGATGCTCCAATGTTACATGTTCGTCGCGCTGCGCCAAAGGGTGTAATCTTTCGCACCAAGACGCAAGCCGGAAACAGGAAGATTCCTCTTGGAGACATTCTGTTTCGCCGTCTGAAGGAACACATTATATCACTGCCACCTAAATCAAAATTACTGTTTCAAAATCGAAACGGCAAAATGTTAAATTCTGACAATATTCGTGAACGCTGGTTTTATGAGACTTGCGATCAGGCCGGTGTGGAGCGGTTCGGCCCTCACCAGCTTCGACATTTCTATCGGTCATCTCTCACAGCCCTGGGTGTAAGCAAGGAAGTTATCGATTACCGAATGGGGCATGAACAAGGCGGCAATGTGGGGGAGAAAGTTTACCTCGATGCAGAGTTAGCCAGCAATGTCGAAACAGTCAGCATTGCACAGCACACCAGACTCATTCAGTAAAAGTTAACAAAAACGGCCTTCGAGGATCGTTCAGGAGTAGTCTTCTCGATAGGCTCTGGGGGGTAAGTAACCCCCTTATTCCTTGCTTTTTCGGTCATATACTTTTTTGGATTTAACAATTCGCTGCTGGTATTTCTTGGTGTGCAGATCAGCAGCAATTGTGTTTCTTCTTCTTTTGGCCTGTTTAAACGGCTTACTCTTTTTTGCCATTTGTTAGTTTGTCCAATTCGTTCAGACTGTCTGTAAGACTGTGTTCGGTGTTTTCAAATTCCTCTTTGTCGAAAATGAAAAATCGTTTGTCACTCAAATTGGGGCGATAAAGAACTTTCAGAATATCCATAGCGACAAATGCCAGGAGCTTTATTTCAGCATCATAATTTAGCGGTACATGGCTTCCCATTTTTTTTCGTGTGCCGGAGAATCTGTATTTCTCATATGTATAAATTTTTCCGTGGCTCTTAATTGGGAAAACTCTCAAGCCGCTGGTAGATTTTACCTGGACAGCAATAGGACTGCCACCTCTGGGTGTAATCAGGATATCATAGTGTAAACTTTCTGTTGCTTTAGACGCTGGCAATCCACGCTGCCACAAATCCGACAGCACCAGGAACTCACCAGCTACACCTATTTCTGTATTTTTTATGTTCATGCCGGATTAACCAGACATAGAGACATAACGCCAGAAATTATCTGAAAAGGTACTGGCCTTGATATTTTTGCTGGATGACCAGATCCACAGGTCTATCGTCATACCCAGACTGCGCTGCATTTTTGTCTAGAGTATTCTCACAGACATTGCGGATCGTGCTGGCGAAGTACTTCCCTCCCCGCTTTCCGACAATGCCCCTTTCATTAAGATCATTTGCAATGGATCGATATGATAAGCCAGCATTCCTCATATCAAGG